GGCACCCTTGAAGAGAATTTCTTTAAAGCCGTTAAACGAGATGACTTTAAAGATAACTTTAAGAAGTATGCTGCGAGTGTTTCTCATCTGATGCTTTATCCGGTTGGTGGTGAAGTTGTTGTGTCTGGTGTAAACAAAGTAACAATTGGTAGCAAGAAAAGAATGATTATCCGGTAATCTTCTAAATAATTACCTCTAGCCTGTAAGGGCTAGAGGTAATTAATCTATTTTGTTTTTAATTCCTAGCGACGTTCAGGTCTATATTACTTTGATGAGTAAGGTCAATTTAAACTAATATGCCTCAGGCAAAGGAGCGGAAGATGGTACTCGTGGATCATACATTAGAACTGCGTCAACGTTTTGAAAGCGCTTATAAAAACATTTCAAGCGTAGTCGTGTTTGACTCAAGCTGGCAAGATGAGTCTGGTGGTCTGTCGGGTGCTGTTAACGCTAACCTGAAGATTGGTGAGGTATCTCGCTCATCGTGCCCTGACAGCGGTCGTAGGTGTATCCTGGTGGGTACTCCGATGGATACCGTGATTGTATTCGAAGGTTACCCTCCTGAAAAGAACGGTTCCTTCCGGTTGCGTTATAACGCCAACCAATTGTTAGACCGTCTGCTTGGTGGGAGCTACTTGAGCATTGCTCAGTTCTCGCTAGTGGTAACAGATTATAACGTCAAAGAAAACATTGGGATTTTCTTAGACAAGATGTATTTGGCAATGAACAAATAACCCAGACAATTGCGTACTGGGTTTTCATTATTACAGTGGAGCTTTATCATGAAAAAATCTAATCTTGTTATGTTCATCATCGGCGCAGCTCTGGTGGGTAGCGCTCTGGGAGCTGTGAGCTATGTCTCCAAAGTCCAAGCAGCACCAGCTGCCAAAGTCGAATTCGAAAGTCCAAAAACCATCCTCAAGTGTGAAACCGAAACCGGTCGCACGCTCCAGGTTGTACTGGCTGATGGACACGATTTCATTCTGGATTACGGGGTAGAGCTGGACACTCCCACTTATTCGGTTGTAAAGAAAACCAACGACATGGCCTGGAGCCGTGAGTACAACAGTGTTCAGAAAGTGGACAATGTTGAAATCTACTACACCAACGGTGACGAAAGCGGCAAGCTCTCAATCACTGATACTGGTAAAGCAGTAGACGTCGAATTCACCATGGACATGGACAATGCCGTTGGTCTGCACGACACCTGCAAAACCATTGCTCGTCTGAGCGTTGGTGACGAACTGTTCAAAGACATGTCCTACGTAGACAACGAGTGATCTTACTCGTTGTGCTTATTTAACAAATAGCCTGGGTAACTACCTGGGCTTTATTTTTTGGAGAAAAGTTATGCTCGCTGATATGTTTAAGCCATCTCAAGAACCAGTACGTATTTTGACCGGTCTTAAGATGATTATTGCTGATGGTTCATTGCCGGTTGACAAAAGTCAGTCCGCTAGCCTGTTGGAACTGCTTGACAACGTTATCAATTTGATTAACCAAGAGCGTGAAGTAAAAGTTGCGCAGTCTCCAAATACCATTGTACCGGGACTGGATTTCGTTCTTGATTTGCTCAGCACACAAACGCGGTTATCAGCAAGTAACCGTAAAGAAATCGTAAGCGTTTTGAAAGAAGCCCGTCATGAAGTTGAGCTGGTGGTCAGTGAAAACAAGGCACTGAAGACCAATCACGTCAAGATTGACGACGAGGCTGTAATCAAAGCACTCCGTGCCCAAGTAGGCGAACTCACCGCGCTTGTTGAACTGCAATCGTCCTACATCCACAATAATCACATCAAAAAGACGCCCGCCAAACCGGCCACAATTCCTTTCCTGTCCGAAGAGCAGCGCGATGCTGTATTTGGTGTTTACTCGGTTAACCCGGACTGGCTGAAAAACAAATTTGGTGATAAAACGGTTACGACCGGACAAGTTGAAGAACTTGTTCGCGCTGAGGCCAACATCCTTGGTCAAAAGCAACTTGGCCATAACCATTTTCAAATCTACGTCAATGTCACGTCGCCGCTGGCGGTGCGGTTCTCTCTTCGACAAAACGGCGCATTCCAAGGTGTTAATCGCTTGATGGGAAACAATCTTTTTCCTGGGGTGCTGAACGGTGTTACCTTGGCTGAGATCTTTGGCGCCATGCCTAACCAACCAAAGCCTAATCTGTATTAATTCACTCCGTCAATAACCGTTACTAACCCTCCCTTGCGGGAGGGTTAGTAGTTACTTAAACTTTTGTTTTTCAATTTTCTAGGGGGAACAAATTTATTTGTTTAGGAATAAACGTTATGAATCGATTCAGGCCACATGAAGTAAGAGAGCTAGAAGTATTCAAGGATATCCTTATTGCTGTGGAGGGGTATTTACCACTAGACTTCATTGTGGGTGTCTTTCAGCACATGCGGGACAACCCAAAAGGATTTGATACTGAATGGTTACAACGAGCTGTTGCAACTGGTAAACGCGTAGCAGAAGCTCACAATTTATCGGCTTCTGATACCGGTGTTCTTCTTACCGCGGTAATGTTGTTAGAGACTGGTCGCAAATTTATAGGAGTAGACCGAAGAGAAGGATCTGTGGCGTTTGGTATTTCATTCATCAATAAGGTAATCCCAGGGTTCTTTACTGATGATGAGATCAAAACCATTTCCTACTGTCTTCGATATAACAGGGAACGGTTCAGACGCGGCGTGGACGGGTCATTTGTTCTGTTGGTAGGTGAGGTTGCTATGCTAGCTGATGTGGTCTACCGCGACCTTGCTAGTGTCGTTGTAAACTATGTCCGAGAACACCCTACGGCTAATGCTGATCCGAATGAGGGTGGCAGTACGGGCAAGTGGCATGAAAATGTCGTGATTGAACTGGAGCGTTCTTACGGACCAGAAGGGTTTGCTTGGCAGACAATAACTCCTGCTACCAAGAAACACTTCCGGTTTGAAATTAACGCATTTCAAAACATGGTGATGGGCACCCCAGGAATTAGGGAGACCCTTACTCAAAACTATAAACGTATATATTCCAGGTGATCATTATGGTCGATACCGGCTTAACAGTTTTAGCGTGGATACTTTGGGCCTATGTGCTCTTTTTAGTTTTAGTCAGGTTGCTTGAGCGTCGCTCGTTCAAATACAACATGGCTGAGACCGAAGATGGCTTTAGCTTCAAGTACACTCTGGGTGTCTACGCGGGACGGGTTCTTATGATCCGTGATTCGTCGTTGTTTGCACCTCGCTTTACTGTTGGTGTAAATGGTTGGGAGTGCAGGTTTCCCGGTCACTATACCTTGCGAGACATGTGCGACTACCTTCAGGAATACTGCAAGTCAATAAAACCAGGAACATCTCACTGTAAAGACGTTCCTATCTTCAACCAAGTGATCAACCTTAAGAACGATGCGTTGATATCGATCAGCGGGAAGATTTACACGTTTGACGATAGTGACAGTCGGCAGCTTGTAGTTTGATGCAAACATACCCCTAGTACTCTCAGCCGCAAGGCTGAGAGTACTAGGTAGTGTGTCTTTTTTTGCTTAACCCATGTACGAAGGGAAGTCGATGTTGGTCGACTGTTCGATCATGTTTTCGATGGTACCAGCTTGGCTGTTTTCCACAGCGGCAGTGCGCTGAGTGAAGCCAGTAGGAGCGGTAGTCGCCGAAGGGTTGTACAAAGGCATCAGCTTCATGATCTGACGAGCGATCTCGATTACCGCGTAGGTATCGAACTCGATCACGCCGGTCATTTCCATGGCGATGTCACGGATCTGGTTCTCTTCGTCTTTGTTACGACGCAGAGTGATCTGTACGTTCTGAGTTGGCTGACCACCCACCAGGAGAGCTGCGTGAGCAACGTCTTTCCAGTTACGGGTAGGTTCGAAGTAGATGGCCGAGTAGCCAGTCTCGTCGAGCAGCATGTCTCCTGGATCGTCCAAGATCACCAGTTTCGCGTTGAGGATCTCGGCGTCCATTACGAGCCACGAGGTCCACACCTTGAACATCTTGGTGAAGGGTTCACCTTCAACGTCGTAACCGGTATGGGTTACAGCACCGAGAGTACGCTGAGCGCCCACGGCGATGGCCATACGGTGACCGGTCCAACGCATATCGCTGTAGCTGATTTGCGTTTGGTCGGACAGGCCGTCGAAGATACGGGTACGGTTCTCGAACCACGACTTGCAGAGCGAGTGCAGTTGGTCGCCAGCTGGCAGACGCGAGAACGCGGCCGGAGTGCTGAGGACTACGCAAAATGCCTGTTGCGAGACGTGCGGGTGAGTACCCACGTAGTTGAAGATGTTACCTGCCCAGCCGTATTGCCCACCTTCGACTGGGTTGATAACCGGACGGTCGCCAATGTCCATTGCCTGGACAAACGGATCGCTCTGGGGCAAGAGCGTATTGGGCGTACGGTGCGGCAGGTTAGTGTTACTAGCCATGGCTGTCACTCCTCCTTAGGCGTTGTTCAACTCTTCTTCGTTGTGAGCGAAGAGGTCGAGAGTCATTTGGTATTTAGCCTTGTTGAAGTAAGCATCAATGCGAACTTGCATCACGGCCTTGGAACCAACAACACCTTCGAGATAGCTTGGGGTAACAGTGATGTTACGTACCAGGGAACCCAGACGGTCACGCAGCTGACGTTCGCAACCATCTTTGTAGACAGCAACGTAGTTGGCAGCGGTGTAGTTGGTGTCACCACAAACGCGGTTCCACTCATCCTGGGAGATCTTCTCAGCGCATACGCACAGGAAGGCCGTTACCAGGTCTTTGATCACGGAGTCAACGTTAGGGTTGATCGTTACCAGAGCAGGGCGGAACAGTTGATCGGTGGTGTCGTACGGACGCAGCGTAATGCAACCACGAGTGAAGTTCTCAGCAGACTGAACGTCTTCTTCGAATTCGATGCTCGGGCTGTGCATGGTGCGCAGGATACGGTTGTCGCCATGCGAAGGCGAAGCCGACGGGACGATCATACCAGCTGCGTTACCAGCAAACAGTGCAAACGCGTAAGCCAGGTCAACGTTACCGGAGAACGGGCTACCAGTTGCTTCGTCGATCGCAAAAGCTTCGATCAGGTTGATCGAACCGCGAGTGGACGGAGTGCCCCAGAAATCAGATTCCGGGAACATGCGCATTTGGTTGTTCAGCTGCGAAGCACGCGCGTACATTTGCTGAACGTTGTTGAACTTGCCAGGAGTCCAGATGGTGGTGCAAGGAATCACGATGATATCCTTACGAGCACCCAGGAGTCGGATGGCTTGTTCTTTAACGTCCTGCGAGTAACCGATGTCCCAGAACACGGACTGACGGTTACGAACAACGTTCGCTTGTTCGATGCTGGTCACGTAAGTTTCCATGTCAGCAGCGATCAGACCGTTGTTTACATCCCAGGCTTCTTGAACGCTAACCGGAGCCTTGTAGTCAACCAACACACCGAACGGGTCATCCAATTCAGTCGGGGTAACGAAGTCCGGCAGTTTGCCTTCAGCCGTGAAGAACGGGGAGATACCACCGCTTACTTTAACAGCAGCAGTCATGTCCCAGTTGATGGTGTCTTCGGTAGTGATAGCGAAGTACGGTACGTTGTTGTGGTTCACACAGGTGAACGGGTTCATTTGACGATACGGAAGCTTGTTGGTCTCCAGCAAGCCGGTGTTGTGCGGTTTTTCAATCGCATACAGCGCTTGGCAGAGGGAAGCAATCGATTCGGAATAAACGTGAACACCCGAGTATGGAGCCGGGATCGGCACCACTTTACGGTTGGCATTGGTGCCAGTGAATTCGCCAAAGGCGCGTTTCAGACCGTAACGAACACCAGCATTACTGGTAACGTCAAACAGGGTGACTTCAACAACTTCACGGCCGGCTTGAGTCTTCATGTTTACACGACGACCAGTGTCGGTATCGGTGAAGGTACGCAGGCTGAACGGGAAAGCACCGGTGTCTTTTACGAACGCCGCAACTTCGCCAAAGGAGAAGCTGTTTGGCGCAACGCCGAAGTTCATACCGCCACGGTTGTAGAAATCACCTACACCAGCGATGCCGTCCCACAGAGGGAATACTTCGGTATCCGGAACTGCTGGGGTGGCGCCATCAGCTGGGGTGCCAGCAATGGTGCGACGCTTCAGAACACCTGGACCTTTACCAACGCCAGTTGGGTCGATCTTGATAACGATGTTTACACCACTGAAGGTGACACCGTCATTTGGAACGAGTTCGCCGGTTTCGTCACGGAGGAACTGACCAGTCGCATCGCGTTTATAATCCTGAACGGTAACACGTTGCACGAACGCCGACATTGGAGTGGTAGCCACTACTTTGTTAGCAGACAGACGACGAATACCGACAGTAGCCTGACCACCGGCTTGCAAACGCTGCAAGAGAACGGAAGTCGGGTTGTAGTAAGGGGAAAGCGGATCGAAAATTTCGCTACCGAACACTGCACTAACTTGGCTGGTGTTTACCCAGACAATACCGTTCTCATCCGCGAGCTGACCTTTTGGAAAGACCCCATGGATGACCGGTGAGTGAAGTGGACGAGTTGTCCGGGCAGGTGTGTACTCGGGAATCGATACGTCATTGATCCCCCGATTTTCTACCTTCCCCGCAACAATGCTAGTAACTGAAGTCATGTGAACCTCGTTAATGTTTGAAGGGGTGGTCCTAAAACAATCGTATGCAAGCCTATATGGCAATTCAGTGTTCTTTTACCACTGGCACATAACATATTATTTCTGCGAGGTCACCGATGCAAATCGACGCATACAGCACCACGGTTGGTAAGCCATTCCGTGTGGCTAACAAGGTGGAGGCAACCATTCAAGCGCTTCACCTTAGTCAGAGTCTTACTCCATCTAAAAAAGAGGGAGTATTTGTTCTTACCCACGAAAACAAGCTTCCCATCGAAGTATTCGGTTTTCCAATTACCTTGCAAGCTTACAACCGCAAGACAATCACCGTTTACGACGAACGGCCGTATCGGAATCAAAACAACAATCAAGTGACCAACGCTAATGAGATGGTCATCATGCGGCTAGCGGCCTTTTTACAACAGGACGTCGCAACGGGTAAGCTCACTCCATTGAAGCAAGCCCGTAACGTTACTACTAAAGCCTTTGCTGATTCGATCGGTAACCTGTTGGTAAACCGGGCAAGCCTCGGTTCGAACAACATGATTGGTCGCAGTCAAATGGTTAGTGATGAGGCACTTACACTGAAGGTCCTTTTGGCCCACTACTTCATTGGTTTGGAAGAGCCCATTGGCAGTGATGTAGAGCTTGTCACTATCAATGTCCTCCGTAACATCTACGGAACTGATAAAGGTTACATCGTAACGGTTCTGGAGCAAGTAGACGAACCGCTTACTGATTTGATTGCTTTACACAAAGCTATCATTTCTAACCCCACACTTTACAAGTTAAAGCATCTCAGCTTTAAAGATTTCTTGCACGTCATTGGTAGCATTACTTACGCAGCTCTTGGGAAACACATCATTGGGGCTGCCTGTGAATGCCCTACCCTGATGACCGCATTTGTTTACGGAGCTGTTGTATTTAAAGCTTACGCCAAGACGCCACTTGGATTGCAACTCGATCCTAAATTCAACCAGAAACTGCTGGAAGGGTTTACCCTCGGTATTGATCTGGCTTATAACCTCAACGGGTGATCTGTATGGCTCAAAGAAATCTGGCAGACGACACCCCATTGGTGAAGTATGCCCAGCGCAACATTTGGGGTAATCCAGAAGAGAACGGGCAATTCCAAGTAAAGCTGGTACGGTTAACTGCGGATGGGGGAGTTACTGTTAACTTTCCTTACATGGGCCGTTGGCGTGCGTTGCCAAGAGAGAAACGTGCTTTTCACATTTTTAGTGTGGGCGGTCTTTCTCCTGGTTTTTGGAACTTTAATAACGAGATCCTCAATCGCAACCCACTGGATCGCTGGATCAACATTGGGCGGTTGAGTCGCAAGCGTGGTTTGCAGCTGGATCTTTACAACGATAAAGGTTCCATGTACAGCCGTAGTCACGCGTGGGTAATGAAAACCTACGACGGTCTTACACTGATTGCGTTTGAGAAGTTTCAACAGTACCCAATACCTTACACCCAGGACATGTGGTTTCGTTGCTATAACTCAACTGGGGGTGTGGACAAATGGGAAAATAGCTTGGATGCTAATAACCCCTATGTTTACGAAACACTGATTCATTCCACGTCTATCGATATGAACGCCTTTATGGCGATGTATCAACAGTGGAAAGCCAAGCCTGGGTATACTGGGGTATTCCATAACGGTGCTTACTTTGAAGGAGCGCCTAATGCAATACCAGGATTAGCAGCTGGTGATATTGTCGAGTTCTGGCATGATCCAACTGTTATCCGTACCGAGAAATATAAGTACAGTCAGCTTCTCGACTTTTACTCCGATCTGGATAAAAAGCGTAAACTGATATTGCACCCGCCAAAAGTTAAAGGTGATTTCACTGTTCGTTATTTTGACGACAATGACTATTACCTGACCGGTAAGAACAAACGTGGCTTGTTGTATCCACGGAATGACGTTACTGCTGTTCGTCAGCTGACCCATGTTGATGTGGCTCTGGCAGATGAGTTCATTCAGAACGCCACAACTTACCATCCTGACTTGGCCAAGCTAAGTGACGTATACGTTACGGTGCTAGTGCGCAAAACGTCTTGGGTCTATCAATGGCCTAATGAACATCAACGCATTCGTTATCTCTATCGTCTTAACGATACCGGGATCATTCGTGCGATGACTGGCGATAAGTCTACAATCCCTGAGTGGACTGCTCCTGGATTGGAATCAGGTTCCTCAATGGCGTTCACTCGTTTGCAGTGGGATGGCATTACTCGGCCAAAGGCTAACTTAGCAGTTGGTTACAACGCCGCTACACGCGTTTTGAGCGAGACTCCAGTAAGAGTCAAGTATGAGGTAGGTTCGATAGGCGTCGAGGTTCCTGTGACCTACCAGGGCGGTTACACCGCATGGGAATACGACGACAAAGGGCTGCTCATTGATTACCACAACGTTGAAGGTAGTCAGTACTACGCACCTGTTTATCAGAACTGTGCCATGGTTGAGTTTACACTTGGTGCCTACGGTCGGTCGTTTGACATTACAGTCACTAACCGTGACACTGTGGTGGATCGTAATTTTGACCTGCGTGTTTACACCTGCGGCTGGAATATTGATTTAAACCAAACTGTAGGTGAGTGGGTCGACGTCACAGGGAAGACAGACGTTTACACAATCGTTAACGGTGTATTAGCTTGGAAAGGCTTAGACCGTGTCAACCAACGTGGGATCTTGGTAACTAACAAGAAATCCGTTGCTTACACGTTCAGCTTGGATCACCTTGATCACAGCTTGTCTTTTGCTCTCACCGACATTTATGAAGGTGGCGGGCATATCTTCCCGTACAGCCCTGCTGAAGTAGACGTGTGGCTTAACAAGCATCCACTCATCGAAAAGGTTGACTGGATCTGGAAGAAACAACGCATCTACATCGTCAACAAGGAGTTCATTGTTGATGGGGCGCAGGAAATCACTTTACGAGCGCATAGTTTCAGCGATAATCTGGATAGACCAAACGCTGACACCGAACTTGGGTTCATCGACGGCGGCGTTATTGGCCGCGTTAATCGTTACAACCTGCGTGGGGATCGAGTTACTCGTACGGTTATTGGCGGTGCGCTTTACTTAACAGATGAAGTGCCTCGTGCAGAACGATTGGTACCAGATAATCAGTGGACAGACTTGAACGGGTTGCCTTACTGCGTTAAACACAGTTTCTGCCCTATTCGGTTTGTTGAGGACCATCAGAGTTTCCCTATGCGCAAGCGTAGCCGAGACATGGACCAACGTGTTTCTGACTACCTCACCGTTAATCTTCCTAAGCCTGCTACTTTGGCTGAAGAGATCCGTTATGAGAAGGGTGACGATACACAGCCAATTGGCAGCGGTAACCCTGCGGTTCCTACATTGCAGGACAAGTACCGGGTGTTTAGTCCTTTCCTAAGTGTGATCACCAACGGTATCCTTAATCGGTTTATTGAACTTCCTGAGTTTAACGAAGATGAAACTACCTTTAGCGACCAGCAAGTACGGGACCTGGTTAAGAACTATATCTGGTGGCTTGAGTTTGACCCGGTCATTCTCAATTATGATCGTCGTTACTTTGCGATCATGCCGTACGCAAACTTTAACATTCCAACTGTAACCCCTCGGGAATTTATCTTTATCAAGAAAGTCAATGACCTCTTCTTGAATTCGGTTTGTTCCATTGAAGGACATTATGAGGTGAACGCTAATGTTCGATAACGTACCCAAAAGCTCGGCTGTAAATGCTGTAGCCGGGGTTGCGCCGTCTCAACGTAACCGTGGGGAGCGACGCACACTCTTGTACCTGGAGGACGTCTACGACCCTGACGTCCACCCGGTGTCTGAAAAAGATAAATATGTTGTTCCATTTGAGAACGAGCTGATTGCCGATACCAACAATGGCTATCTGTTGCTCTGCACCAAGGTTGACTACGAGGGTACCCTCAAAGCTACTCTCGTACCCTGGTCGTTGAATAACCCTACTGACGAGAACGTTATCGATCAGGACTGGTTGTTTGGTATGAAGGGTGGCCCAATGATTGGCGAGGCGCTGTTGTCTGTTGACTTCAGTGTTCGTCCAAACGTTGCTCGTGTTGATGCGACAATCATGCGACCTGGTGCGGCATACGCTCTGTTGTTCCGTGGACCTGGCCCTAGTAATCTGGGTAACGTTATCTCGGCTGTTTATGACCAAGGTGGCGTTAAGCAGAACAACGAAGTACCGACTCGTTTGGCAGAGATCGTTGACCGCACTAACCTCGAGATCATGACCACTGGTCCTTTCAGTGTTACTGAGAACGAACAGTCGTTGCCTAACGGTAGCCAGTGCTTCTTGGCGTTCTACGATCAGGGTGGTAACTTCATTCCTCCTGGTCAGATTGTGCGCACTCAACATTCGGCCTACATGAAGGATCACCGCATTGGTACCAAGTACATTGACACCATTCGTTTGGTTTCACCTTGGTTCTCCAACAGCAACAACCCAGACAAGGTCGTCGTACCTATCAACGTTAACCTGTTGAGTTTGGAATTGCGTGCGGAGGTTCTTTACAGCGATGGATCTACCTCTGGTCTGTTACCTGTTAACGGTGGCAAGTTCCGTCTGGAAGGTGTCAACGAGCATCGACCAACCTGGCCTGGCCAGACGAGCGAGATTGTGCTTGTCTATCAGTTGGGTGTAAACGAGCAGTTCTACATCAGTCGCCCTGGCAACCCGTTGTTTGAGCGCAAGATCTACACTCTTGAAGCTGGTGATCAAGATGGGGCGTACAGCCCACGTCTGTACACGTATCCTCAATGGGATGCTAGCCTGGCTGGTTATCGCTTGCAGCACTTCATGTACGACTTGGATCGTAAGACCTTTGTCGATGTGTCTGCATTTGTTACATTCAACGATAACAGCCCTGCATGGCGTCCAAGTGGGTACGGCATTACGCAGAGCATGATCTTCAACCTTAACTTGCGTGACGTGGCTCCTACTTACGTGAGCGCTACGTTTATCCAGCACGTTGATATCTCGTTGTATCGAGACATTAACACAGCAGGTAAGAAGTTTGATGTGAGCTTTGTATTCAACAAGCCGACCTACCAGGCCTTGAATCTGAAAGTTGTCAGTAACAACGGGTCCGCATCTGTTGCTACTGTAACTAACGGCTTCCTTGACCAGGCTGCATGGCTTGCTGGGTTGTATCGCGGTGTCTACCCTAGTTTCGCTACTTGGAACGAGGAGAAGGCCCCTGACCCAACGCACTTCTATCTGATGCATGAAGATGGGCGTAAGTGGTTGTTCTCGATTAATGACTGGAATAAGAATCTTCCGATTCCTGTTTCGCTACAGCCAGGCAAAACCTGGTTCATGAATTGGGTCTCCCGCGATGGTCAGGGTAATGAGTTGCAGCTTGCTGCAACTGGTATTGTTGTAACCCTTTAACCTCAAGGAACTGTCATGACTTCTAAAGTAAACGTTAGTGCGCATTGCGCTGATACCAAATACGTGTTGGTAAGTGTTACCGCCAACGGTAAGGTTATCGAAGAGCGCATTCTGCAAAACGGCGAAAGCACCGAAGTTCTTATCTACGATGATCGGGCTGTCACTAGCCGTGAAGTAGAAAAACCTCCTGCTGGTTTTGTAGAAAGTCCTGTGGCCCAGTAACAACTGTGTAAATACTACAGGCGAGCTAACCTACTGGCGTAAGCCAGTAGGTTAGTGTTTTCAACAAACGGAGTTTGGTCATGGTCACGAATGTAGAGTACGCTAGATTACTCGAATCGGCCAAGGGCATGTACGACTATCTGGGGACACACAATCTTCCTAAGGAATTGATTGACGACGATAGACTGCGTGTCGATTGGAAAGCACGTACCGAAGATGAGTTGTTAATGGCTCACTTCAACGAAGATAGTTTGCACAGCATTAAGACTGTACGTTTTCTTAAGGACTTCATGCGTTATCGGGCAGTTCCGGATATGGAAACCCCTAACAAAAGTTTCTTACGTACGGCAGAGATTTTTAAAAGGCAGGGGATTAAGAACTACTTCTTCTGTTTGCAACTTAACAACCCAATGCTGAAAGGTGTGGACCCATATGCGGAAGATCTGACTAACGATCAGCGCATGTGGATCATGGAAGAATGCCGAACTAACTTCTGGTATTTTCTACGAGAGATCTGCAAGGTTCGTTCTGACCGTTTCTTTCAGGCAAACCGGGGTAACATTAGTTTTATCTGGAACTACCTGAACCACATTACTTCTTACATGATCATGCCTCGTCAGCAAGGCAAGTTCCAGCGTAACAGTTCTAAGGTTCGCGTCAAGCGTTACATGCCGGGTAATGGCACGATTCGTCTTGAAGATCGTTGGGTCAAGATAAAAGACCTTCGTATTGGCGATGAGGTTATTGACCGGCTTGGTAAACCTACAACGGTTATCGGTATTCACCCACAAGGTAAAAAACGTCTTTACACAATTGAGTGTTCTGACGGACGTCGCACTGACGCTGGTGCTGAGCATTTGTGGAACATTGGTGACCACTCTAACGAGATCAATGGTGAGCCAGTTTGGGATGAATACACCACAGCACAAATCATCACCCTTATCAAGAAAGGTGTGAAGGTTGAGTTGCCAGTAATTACCCCTGAAGACGGTCCTTGCCAGAATCACATTACCGACCCGTACATCATGGGTACTTTGTTTGCTCAAGAGCAGCAAGGTGGTAAGCTTAAGTTGGCTAACCTGTCGACTACGGCTGTTAACTTCATTGCTACCAATATGCCAAAGCATTTGCGGTTGGTGGTTGAAGGTGACGCGTATTACCTGACAATGGGTAATAACAAAGATTTCAGTATTCGTCGAGAAGCTGGCCTTCCCACGGACTATCTGGAAGGCTCTATTAAAGACCGTACAGCTGCGCTACAGGCGTTTCTTGACCAAGGTCAGGTAACGAAGTCTGGTGTTCTCTGTGAAGGGCTTACACCGGTCCTGATTAACCAGGTTCAATACCTGGCGCGTAGTCTTGGCGGTACAGCTAAAGGTTTTAAAGATTCGGTAGTTGTCACCCTTCCAGACGAAGTTGGTTACTTCCGATTTAAAGATGCACCAAGACCAGATGTAGAAAACCGTTTGTTCATTACCAAGACGTCTTACGCTGGTCATGATGAATGCACCTGTATTGAGGTTGACAACGAGGAACATCTGTACGTAACGGATGACTTCATTGTTACTCACAACACAGTGTCTGTTCAGGTTATTAACTTCTGGCTGACTTACATCAATGGGCGTGGTTACAAGACTCACGTTATTACCCTGAAAAGTGATAACAGGGCTCAGTTCATTGATGCTGTTAAACGGATGCGAAGCTGTATCCCCACGTACCTCGTTAACCCGACGTATAAGGACAAGGATGCTGGTACCTCGCTGACGTACAGGTCTTTTGGTGACGATAAGGTAAACGTATTAACGATTAACGTTCCACAGATCGGTAAAGATGCCGCTGGTGACGTTGGTCGTGGTCTTACGGTAGGTACAACGTTCCTCGATGAGCCTGGATACATTCCTTGGATTGAGGCGATCATCAACGGTTCGATGCCTTCTGCTCTGACGGAAATGGAACTCTGTCGAGAAGCTGGCATCACGTACGGTATTGGTTACATCACCACCCCGAACACTACTCTTCACCCGAGTGGCGAGTTCATGTTCAAGAAACTCATGTCTGCTACCGAGTGGCGTGAGAAGTTCTTTGATTCGTTCAGCGAAAGCCATCTGAAGGATCGGTTGATTAGGGCATCTCCGGAGAGTACTACTTCTCCTGCGGTATCCATGATTTACAACTACCTGCAACTAGGTAAGAACAAGGACTGGGTAAAACGCACCATTGACGATCTCAAATTGACTTTGGCTAAGGCCAAGATCGACTTGTTGTTAATGTGGGTTGAGGATGGTGAGAGTCGTTTGTTCGACGACATTACTCGTGAGGCAATTAACAACGTTAAACGAGAACGTGTCTGGAGCAAAGAGTATCGCAATAGTGGATTGTTTGTGGACTTCTTTGTTACTCAAGAAAAACTTGCTGAAATGAGTAAGAAGGAACACAACGATCACTTCATCATTGGGGTGGATACCTCTTCTGCTATCAACAAGGACGCCTGTACGGTCGTTATACGGTCGATGAAGACAGGTACGGTAGTTGGTGTGGGTCGTTACGCTTTGGCTCTCCTGGACGATGTGACAGCGGTTATCGTGGACCTCTTGGAAGTTATTCAGAACAGTGTGTTGGTGATTGAGCGTAACTATGCTCACCACATGATCGACAGTTTGCTGATTATCTTGCCAAGTAAAGGAATGGACCCGTTCACACGGATCTACAACCAAGTCTATCAAGACCCTGTTAACCATCAGAAAGAATTGGAGATTGTTCAAAACACCAAGTTTGCTTATCGTGATAAGAACTTCTATCTGAAACTTAAACATCTGTTTGGGTTTGTGACAACAGCTAACTCGCGTAAGGTCCTGTATGGTCTTATTCAAGAAGCGGTTGCCATTACTGGGTATGGGATTAACTACGATAAGCTGGCCGATGAATTGATTAACCTAAGGACTAAGGGCGATCGCATTGACCACGATTCGAAACAGCACGATGACTTGGTTATCTCCTGGTTGCTTACCTACTGGTTTATCAAGTTGGGGGCAAACAAACCGTTTTACGGCATCATGTCAGCGCTTGCTCTTACTGAGACCCAAAGTCTCCTCGATGTAGGTAAGGACAAGAAAGCACCTCCTGTAGATCCTTCGATGTTGAAGTTCTTTGAGAACATCCGTCTCAAGATTGCCGCGTTTACAGAAGAGTTGCTTAAAACTCCTGACAACATTTTGGCTATTCGTTTGGAAGCTGAGATCATCAAGCTTAGCAAACTGCTTCCACCAGATGCAGCTAAACTGTTGACAGTAGATACGTTGATTGAAAACGCCAAACTCGAAAGAGCTAAGCGTATGGTGCAGAACAAGAAAAAAGCAGCATAAAGCAATATACTCCCAGAGCCCCTACAAGGGCTCTGGGAGTATACCTTTACGTGGGCTTATTAACGCGACGTCTTGCCGAGGAAGTCTGTCATATCGGACAGGCCACGACCGAGAAGCGACGGGATAACCTTAACATCGTTACTGACATCTTTGTAATTGGCTTCTGCCAGCAAGCGACTGGTGAAGTAACTTTCAGTACCGTCCAACTCAACGGTTTCTTCTGCTGGGACGGTGACAGCGGAGTTTGGAGCAACAAAGAACACGTCGGTACTACCTTTGGCGTGCTTGATTTCAGCACGGCCGATCATGTGGGTAGGATTGAACGTGAGGGGAAGAATTTTAGAGACGCTCATGGTAGTTGTTACTCGTAGTAGTCGCGGGAGAGGATTCGCAAGACAATGTACAAGCTTAGTCCTGCACGAAGAGATTGAATCGTGATAGGGGTTTTAATCCCAGTCAGTTCTTTAACGATCTCATCGCCCAGCATCCGAACATCCTTAACTGTATCGTTCTTACTCTTTGGTGCCCCGTAGGCTCCGCGGAGACGAACCAACACCTCGTAGACGTTAGTCTTACGGATATTGTTAACGTGAAGGTATTCGTACATGTGGGTAATTACAGCGTCAATGAACTTTTTGTATTGCGGTTTTTTCGGGTTCTTGTATACAGCGGGGAACTTCTGCAACAAGTAACCAAGCTTGTCAGTATTTGGGTTTTCCAAAACCGAGGATGCGTACCTTGCCAGCTCTGTCTTGTAAAAGGATGTTTCCTCAGTGAGAATTCGCTCAATATACAAGTTGTACTGACTAACCTCTTTACTTACCGACTTGATGGTAAGTTCGTCCTTGAGGTTAACTTTGGCTCCTTCAATGGAGACAATGTCTGTTTTGTTCTTGACTTCGTGGAACACTTTGTTGATATCGTTAATCACCCGACGGAAACGGTTCTGAATGTCACCTACCATGTAGATGATCTTCTTATCGTCTTTCATCTCAGTAAAGGCTTCAAAGTGAATGCCAGTCTTGGGATCGATAATAAACTCAGCACGCGCCTCAATCAGTGCTCGCCAACTACCGTAACGCTTGATGTCGTATTTCAGACTCAGCCGGTTGTAGGTCTCCAGAACAACCTCACGACGCGCCTGGAAAGGATAGTCGTTATGGATGATACTGGTGAAGCACTTGTAGTGATACATCGACACAACGTCTACCAGAGCCTGGTGCTTGGTTTTAGCATCAAGCTTGGAGTGGTAGATACGATACATCAGGTAAGGGATGGTCATGTTGAACACATCGCCTACTACGTTCCATTCTTTCTTAATGGAACTTACTTCGTGGAGGTTCTCTTTAAGTTCCTCCTCATCCACGTCAAAGATCTCACTAAACCACAGGTTACGGTCGCCAGTGGTAAAGGTGATCTTTTGAAGACCCAGGTAAGGGCTACCGAAAAACTGTTGGTAGTCAACCACCCCTACGGTCCGTGTAATGAAGTTGTAGACGTAACGACGCAAAGACAACGCCCAGGCTGGAGTTATCTCTAAATCAACCCCAAACTTCTCACAGACAGCCAGAATGGCTTTTTGGCTAGTGTAGTTGATGTCGGAGAACAAAGCCTCCATACCGTCAATACAGTCAACGCCGTGGTCGGACTTTGGTTCAAAGAAATTGAACACTTCAGCACCAGTAACCGAACCATCATTACCCGTCCAACTGATGAACGGGTATTCCACTTGAGCATCAAACATAGTTAGTCCTTACATCCGTCGAGGGACCGATGCCTTGATGTTGTTATGAACAGACAGACGGTCACTCCAGGCCATTGCATTGGTCCAGGTGGTCTTAACCATTTCTTTGTATTCGTCCCAAGCGCCTCGGAACTCCGCAATATCATCACGAATGTCATCGAGGTTAACACCAGCACGGCGGATAGCCTCACTAGTAGGTCGACGGCAGGTACGGTAGATGTAAGCCTTAACAGCCAGTTCTACCAGGTCTGCAAACAATTCATGGTGGCGAGTACTGATGCTGCTCAGACCTTCATCATAGGTTAGTGTCATCTTGGCAGACATAGAGAACGTACCGCTGTTCATACCAAAGATAACAAAACAGTTGTTGCCGGTCATGTGAATGTTGGTATAGGTGATGGGCATCATCCGACTAGGGCTAAGACCGTCTACCAATGCCTGGGTCATGTCGCTTACGCTACCTTGACCACAAGTACCCGTATCGTTAATACCCATGCCCAACATACCGCTAGCGGAGGTCATGCTACCCAAGAAGACTTCTGCAACAGAAATGATCTTTCGACCACCAGTCAAAGTCTCAGGTACGTTAACCTCAATGCAACCATTACCAAGGTCACGGATAACACTACCGTTCAGATCGATGTACTCAGTCTTACCACCTCGGGCGTTACACGCTGGCAATACAACCCGGTGGATAACCTTTTCCATGATACCTTGTTCTACCGTAGTAGAGTTAATCGTGTTGTACCAGTTGCCAGCCCAGTTAGTATTTGGGTTCTTTTCAAAAGCTAGCTTAAGTAGGTAATCATCGATGTTGCTACCAAACAGTCTGTTAATCGCATACTGAACTGCGTTCATAATTGTTGCCTCTAAGAAACCGGTCTATAACATTTTTGTTAAGTAAGTATTTTTAAGGTGAAATTACATGCTATGTAATTAACCGCTTTTTCCTTCGAGGTTTTTGAAGGAGGGGGTGGTAAGGATAGGAACGAAGTGAAGTGAGCCGTAGGCGAACGTAACGGAGTGGATAGCCTTACCGGGGAGGATGCTAGAGGAGGAATCTCTTCAGAGATGACGACCTATGCTTCTTATACTTTAGTATAGACAGAATAAGTCCCTTAGGGCGAAGCCCTAATTTATAATAATAATAATACCCGTAGAATGTGCTTTTAAGTTAATAAATAATAGTTTATCTACCTCTCCCTAGCAGGAGTGGTGGGTAAGGGTTATATTTGCATGCAGAGCCATTCCAAAGAGATTATAAACCTATATTACCTATGCGTGTGGAGAACTGAATAAAGTAATTAGTTTATTACTAGACTAATTAGTATATTGCTTAAGCAAGCCAAGTTGATATCAATAAACCGGTAGAAAGGAAATAGTACATGACCACAATTGTTTGGGATGGTAAGAACCTGGCCAGTGACAGCCAAATTACCAGCAATGGCGCTATTGGGTTGACACCCTTCAAGAAGATCTACTTTCCAGACGACAAAACCGAATACTGGGAAGCTAACGGCAAACGTGTTATTGCATTCGCTGTTTCAGGTGACGCTCGGTCGATTGATTACATCAAGCACGAATTGCACAAAGGTATTACCTACCGTACGCAAGTGGACGTTGAAGACGACATGTTCTTCTCGACCATCCTGGTTACTGAAGACCGTCTGGCCTACGACTGGACTGTCGACACCAACAAAGAAAAGCGTAACACCCACTCCGCGCTTATCCCTTACAGCGGTCCGGTTGCCAAAGGTAGCGGCGGTCGTTATGCAATGGCCATCATGGCAATTGGTAAAGACGCTAAATCGGCTGTTAAAGCGGCGATCCGTCTCGATCCTCATAGTGGCGGCGACATCATTGAGTTCGTCACCCCAGAAGCGCCAGCGGTACCTAGCGTGCGCCCTGAACACCTGAAGCCTAAGGTTGAAGAACCAAAGGCCAAAGATGAAGACAAGAAAGACGGCAAAAAAGAAAAGCCTGCTAAAGCGGCGTAAAGCAAATATAACTCTACCTGCCCTAACCAGGCAGGTAGAGTTATTAATGTATTTTAACATTTGGAGTAGACCATGAGTTTAATTTTTAGACTGAATGATAAAGATGGCGTCATCTCTAAAGTGTTACAAATACCAGATACCCAGGACGTTACTTTTAACAAAGGTAGTACTGAAGATGGCAAGTTACCAGTAATAGTACTTACTGGTAAAGGTGATGCCCAGCCAGTAGTTATTCCTTTGCATGGTGACGTTGCCATGTACGCCAGTTGTGGTACCCATTTGGGCACCATACCTTTCAAAAGTCTAAAAGGGTAGGAGATACAACATGATTCTTGTAGTTTATAACTCTCGTGGCATTGCAGAAAAAACTATCCAAGTAAAAGAAGGTTCTTTAGTTATTATTAGGAATACTTCACAAGGGGTTCCATATGTTCAAATAGGAGAACGTGGCCGCTTGGAGCTGCTGGCTAAATTGGTCATTATGACTGATAGCGGGGAGGTTATCGAAAGATATACTACTAACCAATTAGTTGAAGATCAATACCTTCGCTTTGATCGAAATATATTATTTAGTACTACTTTGTTTGGTAAAACTCCTAAATCGGCGATTATGCACACCGATTATTCTTTTTGTGGGCTGGCCCTAGAAGGAGAATTAATCAGTCAAGTGTTTCCTTCTGGACTCTTCGGCTTTGAAAACAAAATCATCTTAGCTGACCAGCCCACAATAACCGATGAATTTAAAGTTGTTCACGGACCCAAAGAACTGATTGGGGTGCCAATACGGCACATACCCAATAACAAATACAAAGATAATACCATTTGGGCTTTGGGTAATTTTAATAAGTTAACCAAAGAGGTCACAGGCGGATTAGCAATAAATTTCATTGACGAGTTGGTACTTCTAGAAAAGGCAGAATCTGATTGGCGAACAATGTTTTGGAAAGACCCTAAACGTGTAGTTACTGCAATTGCTAATGACATTTCCAAATCTACCAGATCTGCTTTTAACGAAGAAGCGGCCCGCATTAAACTTAGAGAATAAAGCCCGCCATGTATCCTAACATTTCTCATGTTGCAGACGTCTATGGGAAACCGTACCCTTCTGCAAGTAAATCTGTTAAAAGTATTGTGGATAAGCACAACCAGACACTAACAGAAATTCTTGATATTGCTGCCAAGATGCGTCTCAATGAGTATATCAACAACAACTACCTAAAGAACGATGCTGACGGATTCACCGGGTGGCGTTGGGAAAAGTACAAAGTTAAGTTGGTCATTGTTAGCGCAGCTAACCGTTATGGCGGGATTATCCTGTGTGCCCCAAGGCACAGCGGCCCGGCCATGTTTCAAAACATCATGGCCTTTGGTGGTATGGTCTTTCTTCACAACTGGGCTGGAGATGAGAACTGTGAGCAAGGATTCGTAGATCAGTACGGCACTTTCCATGATCGTGAAGAAGCTTACGTAATAGCAAAACGTAATAAACAGATAATTACCAATAAAGGTCGGGGCACAACTCCCGGGACTCTTTTTTCAGAAGACCTGTATTAACAAAAGGGTTACATCATGAGTATGAAATTAGTTTTAGAGAGTTCAAACGGCAATGTAAAAATTGTCGTACTCGATGAAAAAGAATTAGAGTTCGATATCCACACCCCAAGCTCATTAGTACCTGATCCAAAAGTTTACATTACGCAGTTTGGGGTTCAAAAAGAATCTTACACTATTTACGGTGGTATCAAAGTTCTTGATGACCGTGGCAACGTGATCTATGAAGCAACAAAAGAAGAGTTGCACGCCTTAAGGATAAAATAACTGTAGTTGCAATACTAAGACCTGGGGCGGCTCGGGTCTTAGCAGTAATCGTAGAACGTAATACAACTCCCTAGCAGTACTCACTCGATAAAACAGGAAACATTATCATGACTGTACATGTAAAGATGCTCTTGAAAGACGGTGTAAGCTTCCGGCTCCTCACTGCGGTAGATCCCGTCAACATCCAAGTGATTGCCTCTGATCCAGACTTGGGTGGCGTTCCCGTACTTACGGTTAGCAACCCACCCTCTAAACACATCATCGCCAATGATGCGTGGATCATGAACGAGAAGGGTGATACCATCTCGAAGATCGATTATAAGGCCCTGACCAAGGTTGGGACACCCGAGCCAATCAAACCGATTACCTATGCCGAGAAAACGGTAGACGTAATCGCAGGTACTCCCATTTTCAAACCAGAAAAAATGGAAGAGCAGCATCGTGGTGCTGAGTTTGGTGCTTTTATCGGACTGGACTTCTACCCGTTCTACTGCATCGCTCCATCGCTAGTGCGTGAGTATGGTGTTTATGCCAGTGACGAGATTATTGAACAATTGCGTAAGACCAAGCTGGTTTCTTATGTCTTTCTTACACTGCTTAAAGAGAACGCAGAAAAGTACAATCCTGAGTCAAAGACCATTACGGTAACTGAAGTAGGCAAACCTTGGTTTCTTAATTCCAAGGAAGCCCTCGGCGCAATAGAAGAAGTATTATCGCCCGAGTCTTTAGAAGCTTGTGAAAAACAGTTAACAGATGACCCAGATGTTACATTTGTTATTGTCCATACCCCAGAGATTGTTAGTAATTTGTTGTCCAGTGTTTTGGTAGTGGCGGCTGATAATGACAAATATAGCTGCACGGCATATTACCCTGGCAAAACAATGACACCAAAAGACTTTTTGCCTGCCGATCTTAAAGCCTATATTGGTATGGGTGATTACAGTGTTTTCGGAGTTTACCGCGATAAGGGCGCTGTGATCCTCACTAAACTTTCTCTGGATAATACGGCACAGAGTGACTATTACCAAACAGCCTTAGCTCGTAAACGTTTTTACGAGGCACATCCTCAATTTATGGAAACCCTTAGTGCGGCGCAAACGTCTGTTTCAGGCATTGTTGATGCTTTGAAAGGACCCTCGTTGTCAGTAAGCACCGGAGTTCAATTGGCTGGTGTTGAGGAAATTGAAAAACCTCATTACAAAATTGATATCCCTAGTGAAATAACCGCCACGCTGAGTAAGAGTTCTCTTGTAATACTTACAAATGCTATTGGCGACACGATCTATAAACCATTTGAGGGAAACATACTTGTTAAAGTAACCCCGGATGTTAACGGGTATCTCGTTCAGGTTACTCTCGACACAGCACACCGCGTTGTTGAATTGCCACCTACACACGTGGCCATCCTTGGCGGAGAACTTATGCCAGCAGCAAGCAAGACCTATTTTAAGGTCTATGCTCTCGACGGTGGTAAAATTGTTTTTGATGAAGTTGATGCAGATTCGAAAGCAGTATTAACAGCAACCCCCAATACCGATCAAATGAAACAAGTTTTGCTTGACAAGCTTGATAACATCCCTGTAGGTATTGCAAACAACCTTACTGAAGAAGGGCTTGATAAGTTCAAAGCATTTGTAATAGATCACGTTAAAGGGCTTCTCAGAGCCGATGTGCGAGTTACGACTACTTGTGGTGCTGGTTCTTATACTGACACGGTCAAGATATCTACCGCGCAGCACATGATGGAGTTTCCCGCAATGGTTACTCCACTCGGCAAGACTGACGTCTACCCACCTAAAACGCAAACTGTCTGGAATGTGCATCAATCAGAAGGTGAATTTGTGTTTGCGCTGGTAGAAGAAAACTGAGAGTTGTTATGTTATACAAAGAGACCAGTAAATGATCTCGCGGAATTTCCCTTTGGGGAAACTGTTCGGAGCCTTAAGGGTGGTGCCGGATGAATTATGATGGTCGGGGTTAGCTGTGACAGGCGCTCTTATCAAAACCCTATGGGAGTCCCGTCAAGACTCTTAGTCACACTAAGTCTACTACAGACCAGTTTCGCGGGAGCCGCTTCTGCGGCAAAGCACGCGGGCTGGCTACTGACAAAGTGAGGCGGCTTGTTACGTGATATCGGCGGCGCCGCCCTTATCATAGTCTCAAGGTCAGGAGAGGACCGTGGTTCACGTCTGCGACCTCTCCTTAACTTATTACTCGACACTGTTATATGACGGTGTTGAAAAAGAATCCATGGGTTCCATGGTATCTGGATAAACCTGGGCAATGTGGGTTCCCTCTAGCCTAACGGTCGTCAGGGTTTACTGCGCTTAAGGATGAAAAGCCGATGATGAAGGGCGATCCAGACTGCTAGTGACTTCGATCACTTGTAGAGAGTATGAGAGTAGAACTCATATCGACTTCGTCCCGATTTACTATGTTATACAAAGCACCCATAGTTCAGTTGGTTAGAATACCCGCCTGTCACGCGGGTGGTCAGGGGTTCGAGTCCCCTTGGTTGCGCCATATTTGATTTACCTTAGTCTCCTCGGGCAGGTAAGTCAGATCATCAATGCGTAGGTTGGGTTCTGTCGCCATAGCGGCATGTAGGGTTCGAGTCCCTCACGACACATTGGGTGGTTAGTATACAGTCTTGGGTGCAATCTGCGGAGGGCCCTTCGAAGAGACTAAGGATAATGTCCCTACTCTAATACAAATTTGGTTACAGGTCCCCATTCACGGCACCTGTAACTGGATAAACGGGGATGACCCGTTCATTAGCCGGCCTGGTCGCTGGCTCGATAGTCGACGCACTCCTAGAGTAGCCTTGACGACCCACCTCGCATGAGGTCTTTCCCGTGCTGATCCAGTACCCATTCATGTTGTTCCAGGGTATTCGGTCCGCTGTTATCCGTGGCTACGGGAAAGTAAGAACATATTGCTGGTAGACGGTTATCCGCCTTCTTGCAGTCATGGCGAACGGATCTTGTTTCTGGAGAGTTGTCCGAGTGGTTGAAGGAGGCTGGTGGATTAGTTGCGGTACGGTCTTCCGCGCGGTGGCTTTGAAACCGGCTGTGAGCTTGCTCCCGTGGGTTCGAATCCCACACTCTCTACCTTATTCTAGCCGCTGCCCTGCGCCCTGAAGAAAACCGTTACAGATCTGGAGGCCGGTCTGTTACTCATGACGTACAGTAAAAGTCTGTAGACCTACCTGAATTCAAATGTTAACACTGACCCATGACGCTGGTGGTTCGTGTTAAGTAACAGATGGGAGTCGGGGGATTAACTCTGTTACACCAGCCAGGGGTGTCCTGGCAGTTACCTACGTTGTTTTCCGTGACTAGGTGACTCAGTTATTATCAGGCTTGGTAACCGGGCAGTCTCCTACCCTGATAATAGCTAACGGATTCAATTTCAAGATTTAGTCGTTGCTTCGGCTGAAGAACGTGGGTGTGACCTGGTCGTCGGTCACCGCTGAAGGCCCGTGGTAAGAACCCAATGACGCCCAAGATTTAGATTAGGCCTAGTAGCTCAACTGGCAGAGCATCGGTCTCCAAAACCGAAGGTTCCAGGTTCGACTCCTGGCTACGCCGCCACATTGTTTTATCAGACCCCGTGATCAAGGTAATCTGGTAAAGAAAGAAAACACGCAGGGCGCCTAGGCAGTCGGCCCTTGATAAAAACGTGGGGTAAAAGTCCTAAGACATGTCTAATGATTTCTGCTACATTCCGCGATAGCTCAGTTGGTAGAGCAGCAGACTGTTAATCTGTTGGTCCCTGGTTCGAGTCCAGGTCGCGGAGCCATTTTCTTTACCTAGCAATGGGTGATGAAACTTTCTGATAAACGACATGTTGGGGCCTGTGGTGGGTTACTGGTGTGTTCGCCAAATGGGTGGTGCCTCGTGCCCTCAGAAAGTATGCGTGTGACAACCAATCACATGTAAACGAGTCAAGATTTATGGGAACTGTAGCTCAGTTGGTTAGAGCACCGTGCGAATGGTCATGCCTTTGTTCGGAGGTCGTAGGTTCAAGTCCTGCCCTTTCCCCCAAATGTGAAGACTGTAGTTCAGTTGGTTAGAACGGGGAGTCCTCGGGTATCATTTACCCTCCTCGCTGGTCGGTGGTTCGAATCCATCCAGTCTTCCACCCAACATGGTCTAGCGGCCGTGTAAGTAAACAGTGCCATCCTTCACTGTTTGCGGAGATGTCAGTTGGACGTCTCTTTTCGCCTGGTGTTTGTCGCTTGCTGTAGAGGTTAGGAAGTCCTTTGTAGCCAACCAACGGGTACCTCCCAAGGCTTGTTGGTTGCTGGTCGATGTAAAAAGACCAATGAAAACTTCCCGCCAGACCTTTTGTGAACCACCGGTATTGCGAACCGCGAATATACTGGCACATAACGAAAGGCCTGGTGTTTATATTCCTGCCTCTTGTTTAAGTACAAGAGTTTGTAACCGTTTGATACTCCACCCTCGTCTCAGACCTTTAATCGGGTTCTGAGAACGAGGCTTTTTTTTGCATTTTAACTGTATCAACTAATTATAGGAGTCAAAAACTTTTTGGCTCTATATTACTACTTTGTAATAACAGTAGAGAATAGTTCTCTAAAGATTTTTTTAACCCAGTAGAAGAGAGTGGCACATGTCTAATCAAGTTGTTAATTCCGAATTGAGCTTCATCGCATGTGGCGGCGCCGGTATCAACATGGCAATGCTGTTGAAGACCAGCGGTCTGAGCGCCAGTGTCACCAATGCCAGTTACATCGCTATCGACGCCAGCGGCAACAATCGCCTGAAGCCAGAACTGAACATTCCTCTGTTCCGCGTACCTGCTCCTAAGGGCGGCACCCCAAATGAAAAAGAAGCACAAGGCTCCGGCAAAGTAATGGGCGCCAACTACGAGGAAGCAATTCCTTTCGTTGACCAGACCCTGACTCAAAACCGTCCTAAAGGCGTAGTTGTGGTTCTGTGCTCCGGTGCCGGTGGTTCTGGTTCCATGCTGGCTCTGTTGACCGTGCGTTGGTTGAAGCAACAAGGCTACAAAGGCGTGGTCGTAGCAATCATCACTGACCACACCACCCAGGTAGAAATGGAAAACTCCCTGAAGACCGTTCACTCCCTGCTGCTGCAAACCGGGCCTAACCTACTGAACGCCGCAATTCCTTATATGGAATTCCGTAACGAAGCAGGCAAGACCCGCGGCCAGATTGACCGCGCACTGATCAACAAGATCTCGCTCCTCTCGCTGTACGCCACTCGTGAAAACGAAGAACAAGACATCAGCGACCTGCTGGAAATTCTGGACTACTCCAAGAACTACAAGGTTGCACCAACCCTGTCGCACATCTCGTTCTATGACGAGCCGGCCAAGTTCAAAGGCAAGACTCCTGTTGCCCACCTGAGCCTGTACGACAAGCGTGAAAACATCACTGTTGCTTTTGAAGGCGCTGTGGTTCGTTCGATTGGTGTCTTCTCTCCGAATACTGTCCTGCCAGAAGGCGTAAACCAAATGCACATGTTGCTGGACCACGGCGAGTCCGTAGCCACGCTGACCGAACAACTGGCGGAACTGGAAAAACGCAAAGCGCAGACCAGCAGTACCTTCGTCAGCCGCACCGTTGAAGCAAGCAATGCCAACGCCAATGGTTTGATCCTGTAACACCAGGCCTAAATAAGAGCAGTGGCACTAGCCACTGCTCTTAGTTTATGTCTGTTTTTTGTTAACTTTAAACTAGGGTCTGATACTATGTTTAACGGAGGGGCCAACAAGGTGTCTAGAAGCTTCCATGTGGATATTAAGCAGTTTTCCCTGACACGAGTCTTAGGAGCCGAGAAACGCGTCTCCAGTCGCAGATTAGACGTCACTGATTTAATGTCAGTGTTGATCGAAGAAGGGTTTAACGACTTTGAAGAACCTAGAACTTATGTCCGCATGAGCGGTTATGACTTCGAAGGTTTGCGTGAACAGGTGGTAAGTAATCTCTTGGGTGTACCACGCGACGCTTTTGTTAGCATTAAAGCGGTAGGCAAACACAAGAATCATCTTACTGTTTCTTTTGATTATTAAAAGGACATAAACGTGCCCAGTATTAACCTATTGGCTTTGGCAGAAAGTTTTGTCTTAGAGAAATCTGAGCACATTGGCGTGCGTTTGGAAATCGCTAAAAGCTTTCTAACTAATGCCGTGGATTACGTCAATACAGCCGATCAAGAAAAACGTGACGAGATTACTCAGCATGTTATCGACATTGGCGAGACGATGTATCCAATGGTAATGCCAGATATGGTTTTTGATAAGTGTATTAATGATGTGCAGTCACTTATCCATCAAGCCGGTTGGGATAAACGATTGGTCGTAAAGACTTCGTTTAAATCAGTGGGCGGTAATCTGTTTAGCGTGCGCATCGAAATGGATCTCGAAGCAACTGGTGTCAAGCTGGGGTGGAAAGCTCCAGAACAAGAAGAAGACGTCAATGAAGACGCCCCACGGAAGGACATGGCCACTACGGCCATTAAAGATAATCCGACTCTGGATGACATCAATGCATTCCATCGACAGGCTCGTAGCAGGACTCGGCCAAGACAGCCTCAGCTATCTGATCGAGGCGGAAAGTTTATACGCGACATTAAGAAAAGAAGTTAGTGGTCTAATAACAGGTGATTTGCCAATAACCCGTTATGATGAGTTGGCGATGGGGCTTTGGGAGAACACGATCGAAACTGCCTTTGACTATTTGCAGAAAGGTCACCGGCTTGATGAGCCAACGTATAACCAGCGTTTGTTCAGAAGACACATCTTGCATGATGACGTTTGGGATCTCATCCAAGATAACATGCAGTACGTTATAAGCCAAGTTACACGCATACCCCCTAAAGGGTATTTGGAATACAAGCCAGCCTACAAATTGGTCTACCCTAGAAACATTATGGTTGAGATTGATGCGCGGGATATGTTAATCCCCAATCCATTAAAACCTGAACCGCTTGTGTGGAGTCCAGATGACAGCGATTAAGCAAGTATCCGTCCCTTTAGGTAAGACTGTCGACGTGTTTGTTAAGCACGACGTACAAGAAAGTAATGCAATAGTACTGATTAACTTCCTGGTTAAGATCTGGTTAACTAACCCGATTCAAGATCATGAACGCCTAATTAAGTCCAGTCTGGAAATGATGGATTTGGACGAGTTAGTAGAACAACTGTTAATTGTCGAAGTTCTGCCGTTTCTTGCAGAGATTGGAAAACAAGTGTATACCGCCTCCCTCGACGGTGCCATCACAACTTTCTCTGTAAATAAGCACACAATTCTTTTGGAGTATTCACAATGAGTGGCGTTAAAGTAATTACCCACAATATCCAGGTCCCACCAAACACTGACATGCAAGAACTGGGTGGCGCTTACAAAGCCCTGTTTGAAACCCTGGGCGTGAAGAACACTGACATTATCCCCTTTCCATCTACCGTCGGCGGTGTCACCCATCCTATCGAGGAATGCCTCAAGAAGATGACCAGTGAATACATGGCGACCATGAGCCTTATCCAAGGCTTGGTGATGGAACACGGTACTCTCAATTTCGAAAACATGACCTTTAACGGTATGACCGCGGTCTTTGCCTTCAACTACACGGAATAGCCATATGCTGAAGCGTGTTCTGTATGTTGACCCAGATGCGCTTTCCGCCCACCTAATCGATAAGCTGTACGACGTGGATGGGCAAGGAGAACTGACTTTTGCAGTTATCCAAAAGTATCTGGTTGACCAAACAAAGCGTTTGATGTCCATTAACGATAACAACGAAGCAGAAGACCTGGAAAGCGCTATCCATCATTTGCTTACTGATGATATTCACTCCTCTGAAGAAGTGCTTAATTATCATGTAGGCAGCGGTTACGGAATGGCAATACGTCATGGCGAACATCTTTTGAAGCTTCCACTAATCTTTATTGATTATAACTTCCATTAGAGGTTCACATGGCCATCACCCCGAAAAAAGGCGACATCGTTAGTTTCCAGTTTATCCGTAATGGTCTTATTGGTGACCCTAAAGTCCAGGTTCTTGTCGAAGGCGATATCAATTACAGTATCGCCAAGGCTATCGACCCCGAGATCAATCGGAAACATGAAACGCTGTTTCCTTACTTCTCTTCGTCGGTGGGTGGTAACAATGACCCATCGGCGTATTCGTACATTGGCATTATCAACAACAACGGTCAACTCGAGATCGTTGGTGTACCGTGGATTCTGGAAAGCTCGTTCCAGTACGTTCAAAGCCGCCGTGCGGTAATTAACGTGTCGAACTGGCGAGAAGAGTTCACCGCCCCAACAACATCGTTCTTTGCTGATCTCGGGGTCAACTGGACGATTAACAAAGTTGATAACGAATAGCCTTAAAGTAATTCTCTACCAAGCCTCCTATTAAGTAGGAGCTTGGTAGTTATATTTTTATTTTTTGTATTTTGTATTTTTCTTTAAGGGCTTTTAGATGACAGCTCAAGTCTTGAATTTTGATAAAGCGAGAGAAGTTAAACTTTCTCCGTTTATTGCACAGGATTATGTACCCAATCGGGATATCCTTAAATCGTACCACGTACAAGCGGCAATCTACTTAGCAAACTTTTACGGTCATGATTACAAGCACGTATTGGAATTGTGCGAAAAAGTCTTCATACCAAATGAGAATGGCTTTAAAGAAGTAAAGTTTGGTGTATTCAAAAAGAACAAGCACGGTGACCGTGTACCTGTTGTAATGGGCGCCAACGAGTTCTTTAATACAGTTAGGCAAAACAATTGGGTATTGTCTCCTTCGTTAGTAGCGTACAAACACGCAGACGACGAACAATCGGTTAATTCGATTGGTACCGAAACCTTTATGAAGTTTCGCGCACTTTATAAAGGTAAGATGAAAGAAGCAATTGCAGTTGGCGATGACGAAGCCAAGAAAGCATTTGACGAATTTCAGAAAGCGCTGAAGATCTTTAACAACGCACAATCTGGCGGCATGTCCTCATCAGGCACCCCACTGTTTAACAAGTCTGGTCACACGTCGTTGACTAGTACTTGCCGTATCGTCACCTCTACGGCCAACCTGCTTAACGAACGACTGATTACCGGTAACAGGTTACTGCTCAGCTACGATAAGACCATGGAGCTCTTCCTGAGCACTTTGGCGTTCTCTCGTCGTGATGAGATTCAAGATGTAATCAACGAATACAAAATGAACTATGCAACAGTTGACCAAGTCATGGACATGGTTAAACGTTGCGCTGGTTATTACTGGAACAACCCTAGTCAGCTTAAAGCGATCAGGATGTTCTTGCGCGGGCTTAACAAGCTTGAACTAACAATTATCCTCTGCACAATGGACTTGCGCGGGCTGTACACCACTAACAAAGAGCTGATGAAACGGTTCTTTAATGAATGGTGCCACATCCCTGTAATGCCAGAAGGCTTTAAAGCAGAGGACGGTATCAAACCAGCTAACGACGATTATGAGACTATGATCGTAACTAAGTTGGGTCGTAAGCCAAACAAAGATGAAATGGCTTATGTAAACGGATACCATGTGGAGATGGAACGTAAGTGGGCTACTTTTATTAGTGCTTTCTTGCGGGCAGACATCCCACCTACAAGTATCTTCAGTATCAAAGAGTTGGTTCGTGAAAACGTTCTGACTTCCGACACTGACTCCATGATCTATTCCGTTGACATGATCATTGATGATTACGTTGACGACGAAGAAAGTGGCATTTGCTTCAACGCGGCGATGACGTACTTTATTCGTTGCGCTTCTGTAGACCAACACGCTCGTCTAAGTGTTAACATGAACGTGGCTAACCGGTTCCGTAACCGTTTGACCATGAAGAACGAATACCTGTTCAGTTCGTATGTTACCACCCTTATGTCTAAACACTATTACGCCATGCAGTTGATGCTTGAGGGTGTTTTGCACAAGGTGCCTAAGTTAGAACTTAAAGGTGTTCACCTTAGAGGGATTAAAATCGCTAAGATGGTACGCGACTTTACTAACAAGCTTATGCGAAATGTACTGGATGCCATCTACAAGAAGAAGAAACTTGATGCAGCTGAAATCCTTGGTGAGATTGGCGATCTGGAACGTGCATTGTTCACCGACATTAAAACTGGCGGTGTAACTTGGTTGCGTAAAGAAAACATTAAAGAGGAATCAGCCTACACTAATCCTGAGTCCTCCATTCATTATTATCACGAGCTGTGGGAATCTGTGTTTAGCGCTAGTTACGGCAAAGCACCAGAGTTGCCTTATCGTGCGGTTAAAGTCAACCTGGCATTACACAACAAGAGCAAAATGAAAGTCTATTTTGATTCCTTGGGTGAAAGTGCTTATACCAAAACCTTTAGTGCGTATATCGAAAGTCGGCCTAAGTTGACTGCGGTGTATATCCCTGAAGACATGGTAGCTAACCTGGGAGGTATTCCTAAAGAGTTGTTGCCTATTGTAGACACACGTCTCATTATCCAACAGAACTTTAAGAGCATCTATGCCATCCTGGAATCGTTAGGGTTGTACTTCATGAACAGCAAAGTGACGCGTTTGGTTTCAGACGAACATTAATGCAATAAGCAAAATACTCCCCTAGCCCTTTGCGGGGCTAGGGGAGTATTATCGTAACACTTATTTCTAGTTTTTAGAAACTAACTGAGACAGCTCCTGGGCTATTCCCTTGAAGTTATCTCTACATAAGTTGGAAGGGGCCTTAGAGAAGCTCGCGACCACGAAGGGTAGTACGCGTTGGGTAACAGACTTAACGTCGCCCACAGGCTTTCCTAGAGCGTTAAAAATAGCAAAGTAAATGCTGTACCATTTAATAACGTTTTGATCCCACAACCAACGAGTCTGAACAAACATCTTGTTGTCCCCACCATCCTCGTAGTTAAAGAAAGGTGTTGGGTAGATGCTGTCAACGTTAGCTAACAAATGCCCAATATCCGATAATGGAGTACTGGTCAAGATATCCAGCTTAAACGTAAACCATTCCTTAATAAGCTTTGCCTCATTAAGAGTGGTAAACTTAACGGTCTCCATCTCAAACAAGTCTTTTGTGCTAACTCCGTTAACAAAGAACTCGTATAAAGAGTTAACCATTACACTTTGGTTATGGATGAGCTGGGCTGTGTACAGAGGCCACATGCAAAGATAAGCAGCAGGTCCTGTGTCACGGGTACGGTCTTCCCGCATCCATAGCCACCAGCCAATTGCCAGCTCCACAACGTTAATAGCCACAATAGCTATCTTATCCTTGTTAACCACACTGTCCGGATTGCGTTCTGCAATTAATTTGTACCCACGAGTGAGTATATTAGTGTAAACCGGAATAATGGGTCTTAAATGATCTTGGGCTAGCTTAGCTTCATCATAAACACGGTCATGTTCGATAAGGCTCCACAGTTCATTGCAGCCCTCACCGTACATTCCCACTTTAATAACAGAACCCACTCCATTCATGGAAGTGATATTAAACAGAGTTGATAATGAGTATGAACGAAACTTTGCGTTGGCAATAACTTCTGCCAGATCCCATTCTGGGTCAATTGCAAGGTGTCGTAAAAGCTGTACTAAGAAATGTTCATCATTGAGGTTGATGACCGATCGGTCCAGATACTCTCGAAAAGCTTTCTGATTATGTGCTGTGACTCGGTGCAGGTTACCAAGCCCTGGGAAACGTTTCAGTGGATACTGAGATAGCCTGTGCTTTGGAAATGGCAAAGTGATCATTAAGTAAGTTCTCAGTAGAAGTCTATTATATAGGAAATGACGTTCGCGTCCTCCACAACTGGGACGAGCACGCACTTTCAAAATTCAGTAGTACAGTTTAAAGGTTCTTGACTATAGAATTTGGATAGTCAAGAATATTTCAAACCTGTATTACTAATACGAATCACAGTAATGATAATCTCATTCTTGTGGTATTCCGCTAGTTACAAACACTATCTTCGAAGATAAGGAAAAAGCATCATGGGTCTGGAAACTGAAAACAACGAATTCAACAACTGGCAGGAAAACAACGGCAACAATGCTCAACAACAAGGTAGCACCGGTGGTGGTATCCTGGATCGTCTGTTCCGTGTCAACTCCCTGGTAGCCGACAACCGCGGCATGAAGATCGTAGACGACGTCTACAAGGTGCTGACCGAAGGCATCTACAAGAACATCCAAACATCGACCACCGACGCACACCAGCGTCAGATCATCCCGACCGTTGAACACCTGACCTCTGCCATCTCCTCGGCGTTGCCTGGCCTGGGCTTCTACGTCGTACTCGACGGCACCATGTACATCATGGGCATGCTGTTCTCTAACCGCGAAAACAGCTTCGCTACCGAGCACATCGACGTCAACCAGGGTACCGCACAGCAACAACGCGTATCGATCCCAGTGACTCCGGCCGCTCAGGTCAACGCTCAGTTCATCGCCAAGCTGAAAGAGCACTACGGCCGTGTTGCACAAACCAACGGCGCCACCGGCATCGAAGTGATCAACCTGTTCGTCCAGGACATGGAAATGCTGGGTCACCCGGAAGCGGGCGATCAGAAAGACTGGGCTCACAACATCGCCATGTACGCCGCTCGTCAGTGGGAAGAATCCCTGCTGGTTACCGGTGCCAACATGATCGTCGCCGCTGGCCGCGAAATCCCAGCTCCATGGCTGGAACCAGCAACACCGTACGGCAAAGACAACACCGCTGAAGCTCGCGTTCAAGCAGTATCCGGCCGCGTGACCCACGCCAAAACCCTCAGCCCGGCCAACATGGAAGTTGTGGTAGCCACCGTCAACAACCGTAATGGCAACGGCAACTACAACCCGAACAACGACAGCTCCCGCGAAATCGCCCGCATCACTGCGTCGGTATCGCTGACTGGTGTAACCTGGGAAGAGTACCAGGCTCAGCAGTTCGCACTGTCGCAGTCTGCTGACTACATGACCAACCTGCGTAGCTGGTTCGGTAACTCGATGAACAACTCGATTTACCAAGGCTCGTACCGTCCGCTGCGTCCAGAGATCACTCTCGAAAACGTAACCGCTGGCGAAATGATGCACAACAACGGCGGCCTGTACCCGATCTTCTTCGGTCTCTACACGCTGATGACCACCAACCAACAGTACGTCTGGGCTGATGCTCTGCGTAAACTGCACGTCGGTGGCCGTGGCTCCATGGCTGGTCTGGAAACTCGTATCCAGATGGTTATCGCTGGCATGCCAAATGCTCAGGCGATCCTCAACCCAACCCTGCGCGCTCCGCTGAACGAAAAGAACATCAACGATACCGACTTCGTTACCAGCTGGGTACACCAGAACGTTTCTCCACACGCAACGTTCAAGTACAACCTGGTCGACAGCGGTGTCGATTCGCCGATCGTTCGTTTCATGCGTCGCCTGCTCGATCCGGTCAACAACCAAGACGCAGTCAAGGTTGTGGTTGCACTCATCGACTCCATGTCGAAGAAGCGCTTCTCGAAGATCATCCAGGAAAACATCACCACCGGCCGCGGCTGGAACCCAAGCAAGCCGATCCTGATCCGTACCAACACCATCGTGGTGAACGGTCTGGCAGTCAGCCAGGTGAGCAAGGACGACAAAGAGCGTCACATCAACACCCTCGAAGTCGACGAGATGTACATCTGCAACGCCAAACCAGGCGCGACGGCTGCATCGAAAGCTGGTATCGAAAACTTCATGGGCATCGTCTACGGCTCGCAAGCAAACCAGAACGTGAAACAGCGTTCTCAGCTGCTGCGTGTTGAGCACGGTTCTTCCCTGTTCGACGGTCGCAACCACATCAACGCATTCGGTACCGCGGCTGTGTGGGCACCTGACTTCATGGCAGTACTGGGCGCCGCGATGGATGGCATCGGTCAACTGAACTCCGCGAACAACCTCGGTTCGTTCCGCGTCAACAAGCTGGCCTTCGCTCCTGGTGGTGGCCTGGCTACTACGCACACTGCTGGCAGCAACAACGCCATGGGTGGCGGTGCTCAGATGATGAACTTCTTCAACCCGCAATACTAAGGTCTCGGCCTGTAACTGAGTAGAGACTAGGGAGGGTAATACC